GCCCCTATTTCGTAAGGTCTTTCCGATAATGAAATAAATGAAGGTCCTGGGTTATTAAACTCATTGCCTGATAATCTAGGGGACCAAGGTCCTTCTGAAACTAGGAAATCAGGAGAAGATGCAGACGCATTCCAAGCAATAAGATGAGGCATTGTAGATCTATCAAAAACTGAACCTAATTCTGGAGTTCTAATTCTTTGATAATAAGGAGCTTTACCTTCAAACCCTGTTAAAGTAATGTGTGGATACTCGCCTTCATCAGCAATTCTCCTGTTTGGAGTAGGTCTAATAGTCCTATACACAGGTTTTCCATAGTTTTCGTTTCTGTCATCAGTATCACTAAATTCATCGCCATCAAGCCCAAAAAGCCTCATACCTTTATACCGTGTAGTGATTTTACCGTATTCTGATTCATATAAATCAAAATTAATAGGAGTTGAAACTGTTCTGTAAAATCCAGAAGGAAATGGCCCACTTTTTTGTCTAATATAAAAAATAAACCCATCACCATCTTTAGGATTGCCTAATAAATAATGTGCTCCAAATCTATTTTTAAGATCGACATTACTATGATCATCATTAAATTCCCATGTAACATCATCTACACCTTCACTGTGTAAAAGAGCCATAGCATTTCTAATTGGATCTAAATTACGAACAAAAGGAGTACGAAGAACAGGCCAAAGAGGAGTGGTTATGCCTTCAAGTTCATAGTTTGTAAACTCTTGACTAAATCTTAAAGAGTCAGGAGAAGGTCCTAATGATGTATATTTATCAACACTAATAGAACTTTGATTATCTTTAATTGCAGACAGTTGTTGAATATAAGACTGTCTTTGATTATCTGAGGCTTTATAGCCTGAGCTTTTTAAGAATTCGATAGTAGCATTATCTCTAGTAGGGTTTCTTCTTTGAAATCTACTAGCATATTTATAATGAGGAACAATACCATAAGGAAAATGATCAGAATCTAAATCAGTGTCCGCAGTATCATCGTCTCCATCAGGATTTCTAATTTTTCTTCCTATTGCTCTTTGCGCACTAATGCTTCCTGTAGTTGCTAAATCAAAAGTAGCATCATCAAAATTCATTACTCCATTTTTTTCGTCTCTTTCTGCTCCATCATTTGTACCATTAGCATTAACATAAGCAAGTCTATCTAAAGATTTGTACTCTAATTCAGCACCTTCATCAAATAGTTTAAATTTAGCTTCAACTTCAGTGTTCAAAATAACTAAAGCATCTTGAACTCTAGTAATTCTAATCTTATCCATGTAGCTTCCTGAGCCTTGTTGAAGATAAGTCTTAAGCTTAGTCATATTACCATTAGTATCGTTTAAAGATGAAGCTGTAATCTTATTGCCAGTTTGCATATTAAAGATTTGAACAACGTTAGCTGCATCTGTTGCATCAGGATTAATAACAACAAAAGCACTTGTGTCTTTGTCTAATCTAAAGTTTTCAAAGACTAGCTCACCAGCTGTAGGCTCAGTAATATTTAAATCACCAGTACCTCGGTTATCGCTCTTTACGAAATCAGTACCATGTCTCTTCTCACTGCTTCGTTCAAGGGATAAGAATACGTTATCAGCTTCCTCTACTTGGTCAGGTCTTCTCTTACTGGGAGCAGTCTTTGCTACACCCCCAGAGAATGAGGGCATCTTAATTGTTGTCTTTTGTGTAGGCATTATCCTCTCCTCACATAATCAGATAAGTGGCTACCATATCTAGGGAAGAAGGTTCTATTGACAGCAAAGAACCTATTATAATCGCTACCATCAAAGAGGTTCCTACCCTTATTATTCATGTCATTAGCTCTACCTTGAGCTCTAGAAATCTGAGCTCTACCATTAAGCATAGCATCAACATTGCTAGCACCTTGAGTAAGCATTTGATATCGCCTTGCAGACTCTTCCATAATGCTACGTCTGGTGGCAACATTGAGGCTAGTAAAGGGAAGATACACCTTTACAACTAATCTGAAGCCACCTTGAGTAGCAACCTTGCTAGTATAATCACTAAAGTCATTGGTCTGAGAAGTCACATTAAAGAGTTTACCATCACGAACAGTGACATTCATTTGCCCCTTGTTCTCACCACTTGAGTCAGTAACCTCAAGCAAGTCTCTAAGATACACATCAATTGTTCCTGCTGGCAGAGACACTGTGTTATCTCCGGCTGCGGCAATGATGGTTTCATAAACATTCTCATCAAGTCCTCTCTCTTGAAACTCCTTAGTAACAACATCATTGAGGATAAATTGTGCAGTAACAGTGTCAGTACCTTGATCGGCTGTTCCTAACGCTGCTACTGGCTGTTCACCAGCACTAATTAACATGTAGTTTACAGCTTCTAATTCAGTTAAGCTATCTGTTGCGGACATATGTACCTCTCTTTAAATAGTAAAATAAAAAATAATCCCCTCAGCCGTTAAGCCAAGGGGATTGGAATTAAAATGTATCAGACTGCGATTGAAACGTTTGATCCAGCGTTGTTAGCAACATTAGCACTTCGGTTATCAAAACCGTTGTTAGCTGCACCATCTGCACCAGTTCCAGCTTGTGCGCCTCCTTGATTCCAAATAGAAGCACAAAGTTCAGGACGCAGAACACCGCCACCCATGTAGGTAGAAGCAACCGTAAACACGGTATTTCTACGAACGTCTTCAACGGTATCAACCTTCAGACCTTGCTTACGAACCGAAGCAACAGCACCTCTGGAGAAGATCAAACCTTGATAAGCACCACCGCCTGCAAAGCTAGAGGTATCATCACCATCTGCAGGATTAGTAAATGCTTCATTAGAGATTTGATAGTTGGCATCACCAGTATTATAGTTAGCTGCAGGCTGAGCAACATGGTTAGAAGCCATGATGGTGCAACCCATGTAATTAAGAGTAGAACCCATGCTTGTAGCTTGAGCAATGCCCATAAACATTGGATCGCTGTATCCACCTTGACTGAATAAAGATCCCGCCTCGCTACTTGCACTGGCGCCAAATGCATTAGGACCAGCATTAGACACATGGGCAATACC